ACTATGAAGCAATAGATCGATGGAATTCACCATGTTCATATTTGCAACATCATGGTGTTAAAGGCATGAAGTGGGGTGTGAGGCATGATAAAAAGCCTCAAGGAACCAGGAGCAAGAAAAGCGGATACTACGACATCACGATGACCAAGGAGATTTATCAGAAATACAAGACTAACCACGATAAGATCCATTCCCAAGTAGAATTAAGAAAAAGCAAAAGAGTATCGAAGGCCGCATATAAAAAAGAGAAGCAGTATAAAATTAATATGGGCGTCACGGCTGGAATCGGGGTTTTATCGGCAGTAGGAGGCGTTGCAATTACAGCTATTAGTGTTAAAGCTGGAATCAGTGATGGCGTCACTACCGGCGTATTAACATCTATTGGCGGGGTTGTGATAACAAAGAACGCAATAAGTTCGCTTAGTAGACAGAAAGCCGCTGAAAGAAAAGAAAAGGCATATTTCGATGAAAGGCAAAGGAATGGCGTAGTCGATAAAAAGACTGGGCTTTATAAGAAGCAAACGAGCATGTCGCAAGAGGCTGACGCATCAAAAGTAAATCCTGGTTTTGAAAGAATGAACAGCAACTATAAAACTAATTGTGTTCTGTGCACTACAACATATGACATGAGACGACGTGGATACGATGTTACAGCTGGGCTTTCTTCCACAGGGCATACTGCAGCTGATATAGAAAAACTATATCCTGGAGCTAAGAATGTAGATATTGATGGTATAAATGAATATGGGGAATATTCTAGTAGGAAAGCAGCTAACAATTTAGTTAATGAGCTTTCTACGCAGAAGTCTACCAGAGGAGAAGTATCGATAGAATGGCCAATCGGAGGAGGCCATAGTGTGGCTTATGAAGTTGATAGCAAAGGAAAGCTATCGATCATTGATGGGCAATCCGGTACGGTGTATAAAGATCCATATAAAATATTAGAATATGGTATGGCATTTTCATACATAAGACTGGATAATGTAGAGCCCAATATATCTTTGATGAAAAAAGAAAAGGTGGTTAGATAATGAACGAGGGCAAAGCGATTGATATTTTTGCAAAAGAATATCCGAAATTACATATTATAAAGATTGTGGATTTGGATCCTGAAAGATTTGTAGTATGCGCAGTTGAAAATCTCGAAGATAAATATTCAGAAATTGATCCTTTCTATTCTATATACAAAAATAGCGGAAGGATCGTAAGATTTTCTCCGATGGAGGACCTTGAGCGATTTGGTAAATTAATGTTTGATGGAGATTAATGGAGATTAATTATGTACTACGAAGCGATAGACCGATGGAATTCACCCAATTCATATTTAGAGCATCATGGCGTAAAAGGTATGAAATGGGGAGTGAGGCATTCACCAGTAAGGACTGGAAATGTAAAAAGATCAAGAACTATTGGAGGAAAGCAAGCCGCTTCTTCCAAAAGAAGGGGGCTTTCGACAGGCGCAAAAGTTGCTATTGGAATAGCTGGAACTGCTGCCGCTATAGGCGCTGCCGGATATCTAGGCGTAAAATACGGTCCGATAGTCGCGGCTAATATTATACAACGTAAAGCCATGAAAATGACCAATGAAGCGTTTAAAGATACAGTTGACATGGCTAAATCTATTTCGAAGCAAAGCTTTGAAAATACTATGAGCATGCCGATGTCTAATGTTAAAAAATCGTTTGGTGCAGTCCAGGTAAGAGATAGGAAAGAAGAAAATTCATTTCGAGGTATGTTAAATAACGCAGGTGTTTATAACAATTCTCGTAATCCTGTTCGCAAGGAGAATATTAAAATTACAACAACTAGAAATATTGCTAGAGGCCAGTCAACAAAGCGTACGTCTTCGATGGGTGAAATGGCGAAAACTCTTAGCGCTGATCAAATAACAGATCTTAGGAATAGAAAAGAAGTACAAAAATATCTTGCGGGTGCGAGAGTTAGAAAGATTGCTGCAGAATTAGCAGGAGATGCAAAAGAAAGTGCGAGAAATCGTAACGATATTAAGGATTTTGAAACTTTATCTTATTATCCGTCTTACGCTACTAAATCTGGAAATCGAATTAAGAAAAGGTTGAGAACTAGGTGATAATATGCCGAAACAAACAATAAAAGAAAGACTTAAGCATGCATGGAATGCTTTTGCTAATCGAGACCCGACAGAAGAGTATAAGCCTATGGGCGTAAGTTTCTACTCGAGACCAGACAGGCCTCGATTTTTTTATGGGGTCGACAAATCGATAATAACGTCAGTTATTACAAGGATTTCCATTGATTGCGCGGCCATAGACATAAGACATGTAAGACTTGATGAGAATGATTGCTATGTAGAAACCATTCATTCCGGTCTAAATAATTGCTTAACAGTTGAAGCGAACAAAGATCAAAATGGGAGAGCTTTTATACAGGATCTTGTAATGTCTATGTGCGATGAAGGATGTGTTGCAGTAGTCCCAGTCGATACATCGGTAAATCCGAATACGAATGGCTCATTTGAAATCGAATCATTACGTGTAGGGAAGATTACACAATGGTTTCCTGATTATGTGAAGATACAGCTTTACAATGACAGAACTGGTCAGCACGAAGAAATACTTATGGCAAAGTCATCGGTTGCTATTGTAGAAAATCCATTATACTCAGTAATGAATGAGCCTAATTCAACTTTGAAACGACTTATTCGAAAGTTGAATCTTCTTGATGCTGTTGACGAGCAGACAGGTTCTGGAAAGCTTGATATGATAATTCAACTTCCATACATAATTAAAACAGAAGCAAGAAGACAACAGGCCGAGCAGCGTCGTAAAGACATTGAATTGCAACTTGCTAGTTCTGATTATGGAATAGCATATACCGATGGCACCGAGAAGGTAACACAACTTAATAGGTCGATAGACAATCAATTGCAAGCGCATGTTGATACTCTTACTAATCAGTTGTATTCGCAGCTTGGTCTTACGGAAGATGTATTCAATGGCAACGCAGACGAGAAGACGATGCTTAACTATTATAATAGAACTATTGAACCGATCCTGTCTGCGATTACTCTTGAATTCAGACGTAAGTTTCTAACTAAGACTGCTCGAACTCAGGGGCAGTCGGTTGAATTCTTTAGAGATCCGTTTAAGCTTGTTCCTGTCAGTGACCTGGCAGAGATTGCCGATAAGTTTACTAGAAACGCGATCGTGACATCTAACGAGTTTAGAGGAATTATTGGGTTCAAGCCATCCGATGATCCTATGGCCGACGAGTTGATTAACAACAATTTGTATCCTACTGAGCAACAGGAGATGGCGGCCGAAGGTATGTACCCTAATGAAGGCGAAGAGGGTGATGCTTATGAGAATCCAATGGAAGTTCCAATAAGCCAATTTTAATAACAATAGGAGTTCAAAATGGGAGAGAAATACGATTTTAGTGGCTGGGCTACTAGAAACGACTTAACATGCACTGATGGCAGAATCATCAGGCAAGACGCATTTAAGGATTGCGATGGCGCTACTGTGCCATTGGTCTGGATGCATGACCATAACGATCCTGATAATGTTCTTGGGCATTGCGTTCTAGAGAACAGGCCGCAAGGCGTATACACTTATGGTTTCTTTAACGAAACTGATAAAGGCAAAAACGCCAAAGAACAGGTTCGCCATAAAGATATTAACAGTCTTTCTATATGGGCAAATCATCTTAAGCAGAGTGGAAACTCAGATGGAAGCATTAATGTCGTTCATGGGGATATAAAAGAAGTTAGTTTAGTTCTTTCTGGAGCTAATCCAGGTGCTATGATTGATACAGTTATTTTGGAGCATTCTGGAGAAGAATCAGAAGACGATTTAATTATTTATCCTGGCACAGAACTTTTATTCGGTGATGAACTTGAACACGCTGATACAAAAACAGACAGTGATGGCGGTTCTTCTGATAAAAGCGAGGAAAAGGGAAACAAGGAGTCAAAAATGGCAGAAGAAAAAGAAAGAACTGTTCAGGACGTATTTGATGAAATGACAGATGAGCAGAAAAATGTAGTTTATTTTATGATAGGTGAAGCTCTCAAAGAAGCCGGAGTCAATCCTGAAGAAGGCGAAGATGAAGGAGAGGCAGAACAGTCAGATTTTGATGGAGAAGAAGAAATGAAACACAACGTATTTGATAATTCAATGGACGAAGAACAGGCTACACTTAGCCACGCTGATATGGAAGCTATCTTTAAAGATGCTAAGAGATGCGGTTCTCTTAAAGAAGCAGTTCTTGAGCACGGGGACGGCGATGATGAGCCAGAAGTAACTTATGGAATCAGAAATATGGAAGATGTTCTGTTCCCAGACTATAAGACTACTGGCGATATGCCTAATATGATTCAGAGAGATCAGGCTTGGGTCGGCACAGTTATGGGTGGAGCTAAGCATACCCCATTCAGCAGAATCAAGATGATTAATGCTGATATTACAGCAGATGAAGCAAGGGCTCTTGGATATCTGAAAGGCCACCTCAAGAAAGAGGAAGTCTTCACGATGCTTAAGAGAAAGGTAGATCCACAGACTATCTATAAGAAACAGAAGTTCGATAGAGATGATCTTACAGATATCACAGACTTCAATGTTGTAGCATTTGTTAAGACTGAAATGAGACAGATGCTGAATGAAGAAATTGCCAGAGCAGCTCTTATTGGCGATGGAAGATCCGGAATGTCAGAAGATAAGATTTCGGAAGATCACATCATTCCTATCTATAACGATAGCTCACTCTATTCAATTCAGGTCACTGTGAATGTTGAGAATGGTGCTACTGGTGCCGATAAAGCTAAGGCATTCATTGACGAATGTGTAAGAGCGAGGAAGAACTACAAGGGCTCAGGAAACCCAACAGCGTTCATGACAGAAGACATGCTGACAGAGTGTCTGCTTCTTGAAGACGGAATCGGCCATAAGCTTTACAAGAGCGAGGCAGAAGTAGCTACTGCTATCAGAGCTTCAAGAATTGTGACAGTTCCAGTTATGGAAGGCGTTACCGATGCTACAAAGGGAGACCTTGCTGCTATTATCGTAAACATGACAGACTACACATTTGGCGCCGACAAGGGTGGCGAGAT